AGCACCGCCCAAAAGTTGCTGAGCAAGAACTGTTCTCTCGCTACCTTCCTCCATGCCCTGCAGGCCACGGATTGTCGCAGCGAACAGCTCCTCTTGATTCATAGAGGCAACTTCTTCCTGCGACAGGCCAAGCTTTTGGAAAGCATCTGATCCGGATTCAGCAGCCTTTGATAGCGTCATCATTCCGCGCTGCATTCCATCAATACTCGTTCCGCTATGCTGCAAGATAGCATCCCATTCCTGGTATGCCGTTGCGCTGATTCCCATCTTTTGTGACATCTTGTCAATGTTGTCGCCATAGGACGCGACTTCTCCCGCGCCCTTCACCATGCTTGTAGCAAGAGCAGCGGTTCCGGCAGCTATAGTTCCAATTGCAACGCCGCCAACCTTCGCCGCCGTGCCAAGGCCCGACTTTAAACGCTTTCCAAAGCCCTCTGCCTTTTCTTCGCTTTCGTCAAGCCCTTGTTCATATTCGGACGTATCAAGCGTTATTTTCGCAAACAGATTGAACAGGTCCATCTTGTCCCTCCCCGAATTTCAATCCGGCTCTCTTTATAATATCCCGTGCTATGGCATCGCCATCCTCCGGCTCCTCGTCCTTCTGCTTCTCTTCCATCCAAACGGACTTTATATAAGGCCCACGCGACAGCACAGCGACGTTTTCCCCGATCAACCGGCAAACATCGGCCATATACCGCCGATATGAAAAATCCTTGGCCTCCTTGGCATAAGCCGTCCAAACATGCTCCATGATGTACGACTTGCCAAAGAGGTCAAGGAGATCGAGCCTTATTCCTTCGCAGAATCGGAGGTAGTCCTCTGGCCCAGCGATGCCAACGAAACGAAAAAACTGGCAACGTTATCGTCCAGGAGAACATCAGCAATGCAGCCCAGGAACTCAGACATGGTATGGTTGTCGGCATCCTCCGGTTCGATGAAGCAGACAAGACACATGATTTTGATGGTATCGTCAGGATACTTATCGAGGACAGCGTCCAGAATCTCCATGGCGTTGTCCATGGCCTGTGCCTGGAAAGCCTTTCGCTTTTCCTCCTTAGACATGCCATCATCGATCTTAGGAAGCCTGCTCCTGATTCCATGGATGTCCGTTTTGGTCAGCCAATCCTTGGCGGCATTCTTGATCTTGTTGGTCTGCGAAAGGAATTCCCTCGGCGTGCAGTTTGCCAGCGTTTTCATTTCTTAGCTCCTCCTATCAGGTCCCGGCCACTCCGGCCTTGCAGTAGACCTCGAACGGTACTTCTTCGATGTTTTCCAGGCTGTAATGACCGTGGAAGTCGAAAGCCATCTGGCCCTTGGCTTTCTTCGCGCTGGTGATCTGGAATCCACCGGTGTTCAGGCTGTTCATGAGATGAATGGCCAGGAAGCCCGCGCTCCGGGAAGAACCGGTGCCGCCGTCATTGTTGATGTCGGAGTAGTCGCCGATCCACCATACCTCTTTGAAATCATCTTCGATCAGGTGATCACGAGGAACGACATGCGTATTGTCGCTTACTTCGATATCTGCAGCACCGATAAGGTCCTTAACCACAGCAGCCGTCAGCGTCAGGAACGTCCCGGACATAGCCGGGTCAAACTGATCGATGCGCTTGAGCTCCATGGTGTTGTTGGGGCAGTTGTCAACGTCCTCGCCAAAATCCGTAAATGTCGGGTTGGAATTGAACGAGATACCGCCGGTAGTCGCGCCCATGAGGTTACCGATCACACCGGTAGCGGGCGTGAAAGAATCCACCAGAATACCGGCGTTCAGCACCAGCTTCTGGAAGGTATCAGGAGGAAGTTTCGTAAATTTCATGATGATATCCTTTCTCAGGTCGCGGAGATGAACTCCACTTCCAGGTTGATATAGACCCTCCGGACAGTATCGTCCTCGTCGCTCATGCGCTGGGAAAACGGGTTCCCGCGCTTGATCCAGATGGTGCCGCCGTCAAAGGGAATCACAGTCCCGCCAAGCCCTATGGCCGCCTCGATCTCGGACGCTTTATTGACGGTGTTATGCCAGCTCGTGGAGCGTTCCCACAGGGACGCGGACAGCATCATGGGCCTTTCAAACTCGGACGTCCCGGCGGTGTAGGTGATATAGTGTCCGTAGTCCGAAATAGCGTTGTCCGGCACGGTGTTTTCCTCCCATGCCCGCCAACCGAACGATCTCCACCAGTTGTCAAGAGCCTGCTGACTGTCCATATGTCGGAACCTCCCATTCCTCGGCGGTCACTTGCCTCATGTCCAGGGTCGCGCTATCAGGCGTGAACTTATCGTCACCATCAGACGTCACCCTGAACAGCTTCCCGTCACGCTCCCGCCGGAATACCTCGTGATACTCCAGCACCTTGTTCCGCTTTGTGGTCACGGTGTACAAGGACTTCACGCCCTGCGACTGAGCGACACGTGCCTCCATGGAGCTGTCAAACGTGATAGCCGCCTGGAACGTGGCCCCGTCAACCCATGCCGTAACCTCTCCGCCATAACCATCATCCTGGGTGGTTTTGTGGAGCATCGTGCAGGTTTCAAACGCATCGGTCAAAAGGCTCATAGGACAGACAACCTCCTGTATGCGTTCAGCTTGCCCTTGAACTGGTCCCGCCAAGTGTACGCCCCGCCATCGGATCCGGTAGCCTTGGAGTAGGAGTAGCCGCCAAAGCTCTCGGAGCTGTACGGTCCTGACAAAGCCTCGCCGTTTTGGGCGTCCCATGCATGGATCTCCTCACATAGGGCCACGAAGTCACGCGGGACCCGCATAGCCCAGACAGCGCCGAAGAACTCCTCGTCAAAAAGAGCCGTGTCGTCCGTTCCATGCTTGTACACGCCGTCATTCAGCGCAGAGCCAACGATCCGGTAATACTGCCCGTCTTTCAAAAAGGGAACCGGCCCGATCTGGCCGTTTGTTACGGTATAGTTGGAGGCATGAATATCAACATCCTTTTGGATGAAGTAATTCTTTACCTCCGCGCACACTTGCCCAATCATGACCGATTCCCTCCTTTACTCATCAGGTACCGCTGGACGCCGTGGTGATCGTGCCCTTCACGACACCGGCGGCGTACTCAACGAAGAACTGCACACCGGACATGACCAGGGATTCGATCTGCGCCCGCTCCTCGTTCTGGTAGCCGGACTTCATGCCGACAACGCCCAGCTCGTCAGCGGTCAGGGAGAAAGCGTTGGCGATGTCGCCGTTCATCGTCAGGAAGTACATGACAATGTTCTGCTTCGCGGTGGCGACGAAGGTGCCAGCAGTGACCTGGCTGGTCAGGATGACGGTGCCGAGGCCCAGGAAGTTCTCGATGTAGTTGAGGCCGAAAGCGGTCTGCACGGTGATGTTGGCAGCGCCCAGGTAGTCGCCACAGTCGACGGGGTTCACGAAGTACACAGCCTCAGCCGCATCGTCTTCGTACTTGATCTGCAGCTGTGCCCAAGCAGCAGCAAGGGCAGCCTGCAGGCCAACGCCGGAAGCCGTAGCGGAGCCGGTGATGGTGCCGGTCAGCAGCGTGAAGAAGTCGGTGCGAACGCCCCTCTGCACAGCTCGGAGCAGGGCAGCGTCAGTCTCACGGACAGCAGCCTCATAGCCGGACTTCTTAATGGCCTCGGCGGAAACGGCTTTGCGCCACTTCTTCAGGGTGATTTCACCAACGGCAGTCTTCGTGGTGGCATACTGGCTCAGGGGGATGATCTCGCCCTCAGGAACAGCGCCGCTCTGCAGGGTGCCGGTGGTTTCGTACATATACATGGTGGTGCCTTCCATCATGGGGATCTTCCGGGTCACGCCCAGGACCTCAATCAGTTTGGCAAGAGAATTGTGCGCGAACTGCTGAACAAAGTCAATCTCGCGGGCCTTCGCCATCTGAGCCGCCTTGATCAGGTTGGTTTCGGCAGTAGTTACTACGTTTGCCATAGGTTATTCCTTTCCGTTCGGATTCGCTCCAAACAATTCAAGATTTTGTGCAATCGCACGCTGACGCTCTCCGGGGTCTTTGATCGCCATGATCTCATCCCTCGTCGGCTTCGCCCCGCCATTCTTCGGGGGGTTCGCCGCAGGAACGCCCTGCTTGCTCTGGGTGACAATCAGGCTCTTGAAATCGCCGCCAATCAGCGCATCCAACGCAGCCGTGTCCTTCAGCTTGTCGCCGTCAACCTCTGCCGCGTTGATCTCGTCCTTAACGCCCCGCATGGCAATCTCCAGGTTTGCACCGGTGATCCCCTTGCTTTCAAGATAGGCGCGGACGGCCTTCTGCTTGGCTTCCATGGTCGCTTTCGATTCGACGTCCTTCTTGTAGTCGGCATATTCCTTTTTCAGGTCAGCCAGCTTCTTTTTAAGGTCCTCCCCGGAGTTTTCCTTCAAGGCATCCCTTTCCTTCACGACATCGTCATAGTCGGCGGCCTTGGCCTCTGCCGCTTTGAGCTTGTCCTTCAGCCCGTCAACGGTTTCGGTGTGCATTTCGATGATGCTGTCAACCTGTTCGTCGGTCAACCCCATCGCCTTCAGACTTTTTCTGCTAAGAGCCATGATTCGATCTCCTTTTCTTCGGCGGCTTTTCTTTGCCGTTAGATTCTGAATTTAAGATATACTATTTTCCCCGGCTTGTCAAGACTTCATGGCCTGTTCCAGCAGGTCCTTATATTCCCCGGCATAATTTTCCACAGCCGGTTTCAGGAACGGCCTCGCCCGCATCTTAGATGTCCCCAGCTCTACATATGGAGCATACTCCACATTCGACCCGATGTAAACCGCCGGTTCATCTGTGTCCACCCCATAACTGATACTGTTTCGCAACCGGCCCGTCCTCACATACCCGCTTTTGCTTTCCGGCGTATCATACACCGCCTTGGTGATCTCCTGCTTCGCGTTCGATTCAGCCGTCAGGCCAATGGCAATCATGGCCTGCCCGAGCTGCTCACCAAGCGCCTCCAGAATTTCATCTTTGTTGCTTGTCAGAGTTACTTCAATTTCCGCCATGGTTTACCTCGCTTTCCAGAATCCGACAACTTTATATGTCATCGTGCATCTACAATTTTTAGAAATTGCAAGTATGCCATTGTTTTTTCTCATTTTTTGTGGTATACTTGAATTAACAAAGTAATACCCATTTTCTGTTTGGAGGTTATAAACATGAGTAGTACAAGAACGCCTGTTGACGCTGACTATATTGTCCGCGAATACAATTCCGGAAAATCCGTCAAGGCAATCGCCAATGATCTCAATGTTTCCCGGAACGTTGTCTGCCATCGCTTGCACATGGCCGGAATCCAACAGCGCAACAGGTCTGAGGCCATGTATCTCAGAATGTCGCAAACGTCCTTTGAGGATAGAAAGAAACTTGCTTCTGCCGCCAACGCCGCAAAGCGTGGAAAACCTAACACGCCAGAGATGCTTCATAAACGCGCCCTTGCAGGAAAACGCTTTATCGGCAAGTTTGAGCAAGAATTTTATGATGCACTCACAAACGCCGGAATCCCAGTTGTCCGGCAGGAACCGTTTCTTAGCTACAATCTCGACATCGGATGCGGGAACATCGCCGTGGAAATTGACACTCAGGGAGGAATTCCCACTAACAAGCCCCACACGCTTAAACGAATCGTGGAATGCCTCCATGCTGGGAAGAATATGCTTTACGTTGCAATTCCTGCCAAGACCCAAATTATTCCTGACGCTTGTTACGAGCAAGTCATCTCCATTGTTAAGGCTTGCCGCACTAACCCACCCGCTCGGTGTCAATATTGGGTGATTCGGAGTACAGGAAAAATTTACTCCGCTGGAAGTTTTGACTTCGATTAACACCCCGGAATATTCGTGCTTATAGCTCCGCAAAATATCAGCATTTGCAAAAGCGGATGTATCGCCAACGAAACAATTATATACCATTTCCGGTTCCGCGTCCGGGTCGCCGGGATACATGATCTTCATGCCGAAAACCTCAAACGGTTCGTCAGGATCAGCCTCAACACCACTCAAGGCCAGATGCGCATCACGGGTCCGCTTGTCATGCACAGACAGCCAAACCTTCTTTGTCCGCACCCCCGCATCCTCGGCATCGTGCAGCATATCAATACGGCCTTTGTTTTCGGTGCTGGTGACGGCGGTCCTCGCGTTCCTGACAGAGCTTGCCCGGTTCATTTCCGTCACTTTACGGAGCCGCTTCGACAGGTCGGCCACGCTATCCCCTTGCAGGATTCCTTGCAGGATTTCCCCGTTCACTTTTTGTGTGTTCCAGCGCACGTCCTTCACGCCGTTCACCTTTTTGTAGGGAAGCAGCGTCTTGTCCTTCGTGGCAAGGTTTCTCACGCTTTGCTGGTTCACAAGCTCGAAGTTTATCCCGCGCACCTGCTTATTGATTCCTGCCGCCACCTGATTATAGTTAGAGGCGTACACAGACGGCAACCGCCCATTGGCGTAGTCGGCAGCTATCACATTGGCCTTGTGCATGGATTCCGCTGTCTGTTTTTTCAGCGTCTCCCAATGCTTCCCGGTCATGATCTTGCCCTGCTTCCACTTCTTGTATGCTTCCTCCGTCATTTCCCCGGATTCCACCAACGCCCGCTTTTCCTTGTCCAGCTCGGCAAACCGCTTGAAATACTTCCGGGCCTTTTCCTCAATTTCCTTGTTGGCCCGCTTGTATATTTCCTCTATGCGCTTTTCGATTTCCTCCAGCTCTTTATCGGCCAGGGCATGAGCAGGATCACGCACGGCTTATTCCTCCACGGTCTCAACTTCGGGAACGGTTTCCTCTGTTTCATCCTCCGGCGTCTCATATCGGCTGGTGTCCTCCCTCAAACGCTGCGCCTTTACGTCCTCGATTCGGTCAATGTCACCCAGTATCGTCAGCACTTTCTCCGTCACGTACTCATCTGACAGATGCTCAGCAGCAGCCATGACCACCTGAACCTCCTCTGCCTTGTTGACGATGGTGTCCGGCTGATAGGTCGGCTCGTCATCAATTCCCAGCAGATTCAGCAGGTTCAGGATAAACTCTGTCACCTGGGATTCCAGCAGGTTATACTTAATCAGCATGGGTTCATAGGCCGCCCGGATCTGAGTAGCCGTTGCCGCGCCGCTTGCTATGTTCCGGGTGTCCAGCGCCATGAAGTCCTCGAACATCTGGTCCCTAAGCCTTGTTAGCGCCGTCTCATTCGGCGACACATTCATCTGAATCGACTGAGGCGTGATCGTCTCGTCGCCCTCAGTATGCGCCACATGGATGGTCTTCAAGCGCTCGACAAACGCCTGATCGTCTGCCGCGTCCATGCCCCCGGCGTTCTGTATCACCCAGTAGAGCAGGTTCCCCTCGTCCACGTTATTCACCAGGCCGGACATCATAAGGTCATAGGCGTCAATGCTCTGCCGCCCGCCCACCAGCTCGGACTGACGGTTCACGTTATAAAGCGGGATCACCGGGAACGTGGGCCAGTTCTGCCCTGCGTAAATCTCCTCGCCGGTCGCCTCTGATTTCGCCACCATCTGCACATAGGGACGCTTCTCCACCAGCACGGTCATGTCTTCGCCCTTGCGCCGGATGTAGTCTGTCCAGCCGTCCTCCTCAAACAGGGACGCCCTCAACGGCTTGCTTTCATCAATCTGCCACCAACGGACACCGGCCCTTATTGACCCGTTCTCCTCATCGTACAACGGCACGAACGCCGGACGGCCATCACTTCCTGCAAGGCCGTACACCTCCAGGTGGTCAACGTTCCAGAAACCGAAGCCAACGCCGCCATTGAGCGCGATACGCAAAAGACGCTTTACGTCGTGGTCAAACATCTTGCCCAGCGTTTCCTTGGTTTTCGCGTCACCGAAGCTCACGCCATTCCCCAGCAGGAACTGAACCGCCTGGTTGATGAAGTAGAAGTAAAACCGGCACGGTATCTTATTGTTAGGTTTGAACGGGTCATTCATAGCGCGGCCCAGCACATCATATACAATCTGCTGCGCCCGCATGATCGACGGGTTCTGGTGCTTATAGTACAGCTCAGCGTCAACCGCCGTCCGGTAGTCCTGGGTCGACTTCGCCTCTGAAATGACAGACAGCACGAACGCCATCCGGTCTTTCTCGGAATCGCCGACCTTTTGTAAGTCTTGAAAAGTCATCATCCGTAAATTCCCCCAAATACAGACTTATATTTTCCATTGTCGATTTCAGAATCCTTTTTCTTCAGGAGCTGCCTGACAACGCTGGCCAGACTATCAGGAGCATCGTCATGGTCCGCGTCCTCGTTATAGTCGCACACCTGGTCGATATACTCCGGGTCCGTCCCGGTCACAAACACAACGTTCTTCCACTCAGGCTTCAGGTTGGTCACGATTTTCATATACTTGTTCTCGGTTTCTGCATATGAAACAACCCGCGCCCCCTTCTGCCTCAAAGACTTTGCAAGATAGCCTTTATCAGCGTTGTTCTCGCAATAAATCTTACCACACAGAAATTGCTTGTGCAAGGACAGAATTTCATCCTCGACTTCATCCACGGCCTTGTGCCACAGCTTCCCCAGCACATAATATATGCCGTCCTTCTTCCGGCAGTATGTGGCCGCCGTGTAGTCCTCGCCTCCATAGGCAGCATCGATGTGGACTATTCCCTGCTCTACCATAGCAGGATCGCCGCCAACGCGGGGCGACACGAAGATCACATCATCGGACGCGATATGCCGCAACTCATAGTTTGCCGCAAACAGAGCCGCCGTCATAGCGTCTTGCTTCACCTGGATCTCCTCCGGCGTCATGATCCCGGTGGAGTAGCAGTCGTACCGGATCGGCTCCGGCATGAGCGAGAACGCATCGTCCTTGTGCCATGGGGTCCCGGTGTTGAATATCCGGCCGCCAGGGTTCAGAATGTTGTGCAGCTCATAATAAACCGCCTTCGTCCTGTCGCGCTCGGCCTTCGACAGCCGGTCCTTCAGGTTGACGATATCGTCCGTGAATATCCGGTCGAAGTGCTTACCGGTAAGAGATCCGCCAATACCCATGGCCAGCAGCTGCGGGGTCCCGCGCCGGTCCGTGGTCAGGTTCGTCCGAATCTCAAACGCATTGTCAGTGGTCAGTCGAAGCGTCGCATCATAAATGCAGCGCACAAAGTACATCATCTGCGGGGATAGCAGCATCGCCCGGACCTGGGACATGACCTCCTTGACGTCATCGTCCGTTTTCCGCTGAAACAAAGTGCGGTCGTTTGGCTTCACAACGGAAATAATAGACAAGGCCCCGGAAACGCACGTGGTCTTATAAGACCCTCGGTGCGATTGCAAGGCCCTGTCACCTTTCCCCGTGATCATATCCCGCATCCATTCATTGTGCAGGTCCCCCATCTTCGTAAAGCCCAGCATGTGCATGAACTTCACCGGATGCAAGACAAGGAACCGGACCGCCTGTTCCCGCGTCATTAGAAGTCAGGCTCCGTAAACCGTGCCGTGGCAATCAGCGACTTCTTGACCATGTACCCCTGGAAGCAAAACGCCTTCACTCCGTGGTCGTCGCCGGTCTGCATGTAATCCAGGAGGTCGTTTTCATCGCTCTGGATCATCCGGGCGACTTCCTGATCATCCGCGCCCTCGTATTCAAGCACGGCCTCCAGGTCATTGATTTGCAGTTTCATCTTCCTGATCATCCGCGCCCTCCGTTTCATTCACGATCCGTTCAATATCATCAATCACAGCCGGGTCAACATCGGCCACCATAACCTTATCCACCGGCTTGAATCCTGCCGTGTCCCGAATCAGCTCCCAGAACTTAGGGTTTCCCTTTGCCGCCTCACGTGCCGCTACCGCCATCATAAGCTGCGCCCCGCTCATCGGCTGCCCGTGTTTGTCCGTGGTGACGTCCGATTCCAGCCAAAGCTGCGCCTGCCGCCGAAGGTCGGCCTTCTCGCGCCTGGCCTTGCCAGAAGCGATGCCGCCCTTCTTCTGTTCTTCGAGTGTTAATTTGTATTCACCTGGGCGAAGGTTCTGCTCGTTCGCCATTCAAAAGCACCGCCTTTCTCCCGGTAAACTTCTCCCACCGGTCAATGATCACGTCCACGAATCGCGGGTCACACTCCATGCAAAACGCGGTCCGGCCGTTCTGCTCCGCTGCCATGATCGTTGTCCCGGACCCCGCAAACAGATCCAGCACATTGTCCCCCGGCTTCGTGTTGCACTTCATCTCATAGTCGAACATAAGCAGCGGCTTCATCGTCGGGTGATCCTTTGAGGCCGTGGGCTTGTCAAAGAACATGACGTCCTTTTCCTTCCGCTTCTTGTACCACTTATGAGCCGCGCCCTCCTTCCAGCCGTAAAGGCAGCTGTCATAACCGGGACCCTCGTCTTCCTCGTCCAGCAGAACGAAATCACCGGTCATAACCCGTTCATACTGGTGCTGGAAATCCTGCCGTCCCAGGGTCGCCGCGCTCTTCACCCACACCAGGACCTGACGCATCTTCATCCGCGACCGCTTCAAGGCTACCTCGAATTGAATCCGGCTGAAGTCGGCATGCCATACGTGGAAAGCCGCCCCGTTCTTCATGCAGATGGCAGCGTTGCAAAACGCCTTCGTCAGGAACTCCACAAACTCATCGTCCGGCATATTGTCATTCAGCAAGAACGCCCCGTTCTCCTGGACAAAGTGCTCACCGATCATTTCCGGCGCCATCTTGTACATCCCGCCAGTCCCCAGGGCCACATTATACGGAGGGTCCGTCAGCAGCATGTCAATGGCCGCGCCGTCCACCAGCTGCCGCACGTTGGCCATTACCGTGGAATCCCCGCACATGAGCCGGTGCCGCCCCAGCTGATACACTTCCCCCAGCCGGGACCTCGGATCAGCCGGCAGAACAGGCTCGTAGTCATCGTCCACGACTTCACCACGCTCCACCGGGTCCAGGCCATAGAACGTCGGGTCAAAGTCCGTCAGATCCAGCAGCTCCGGGTTCAGGATGTCGAAATCCCACCCGCTGTTCATTGTGGTCTGATTATGAATAATGGCGTACTCCCGCCGCTGCTCGTCCGTCAGGTGATCGAGCCGGATCACCGGTACCGTGACCATGCCCAGCTGCTTACACGCCATCCAGCGGCCATGTCCCTCCACGATGATGTTCTTCTCGCTCCATATGCCTATCGGGTCATTCATGCCGGTGTCGTGGATGCTCCGCACGATCTGCGCGATCTGCTCCGGCGGGTGCTTCTTCGCGTTCCGTTCATAGGGCCGGATGCTGTCAATGGGAACGTATTCAATGGACAAGCTCACTTTTTTTCACCTCCCGCATAAGAGAATAAAACATGATTATCGGTCTCTCATCCAGCTCCATTCTTTCTTTTATTTGGTCAGCAATTTGGTTTAATTCATCAAAATCACTTATTTTAAAGCTGACTTCAACATTTGAATTTCCACACATCGTTCCTTTGCTTGTCCTGTTGATCCACGATACAAAATAAACGTATTCCATTTTTTTGAGCCTCCTTTTCCTCACAATACCACAAACCGGGCGACCGCGCAAGCCGCCCGTTTGAATCAGTCCACTTTCATGTGCTTCAGGTCTTCCAGGATCTTCTCGCTGTTCAGCCATCCCTTTTGCTCCAGGAACGCAATCATGTTATTTTGGCTTTCAGCCGCGCTGTTTTTGATGCACCACGATCTGAACAGTTCCTGAATCCTCATCCTATGCGAAAACAGTATTTTGATCATTCCTCCGGCCTCCTCCACTGGAATACATACAGCATCAAATCACGCACCGCCTTGCACAGCCACCAGATCAGCTCGTCCTGCCAGATGTCCTCCTTGGTCGTGGACAGGCGCTTCATGCCTTCCTCCATCTTCCGCAAATCCTCCATCAGGATTTCACGGCTTGACTTTCCTGCCATTGTATACCTCCTCAAATTCTCCGATAGTGTCCGTCCATAAGGTTGTCGATAATGCGAATCATGTCATCACCGCTCATAACAGTCCGCATATTCAACCAATTGTAAAATGTCGACCTGCACACTCTTACATAATCGGCGGCTGACTGCGGTGTCAAATTCCTCTCGATCATGCAGCGTTTTAATTCGCGGATAAACGCCTTGTAACTGTCGCTCATGCGTCCTCCTTCGGCGGCTCCGCATCATACCATGTCACTTTCGTGCCAAATACATGATGGTCACGATATGACCTTTCTGCTATAACGTGGTAGTCCGTCACGTCGTCAATGCCCCATGAAAACGCCAAAAACGCGCCAACAATTAGTCTGTCATACCGTTCGATGGCCCATTTGAATATTCGTTGCAAGGCTTTGGCTCTAAACTCCGTCCACTTGCGGCGAATCCTGTCCATAAGTCTTTCACGCAATGTTTTCCTCCTTCGGCGGCTCGATACCGCCCCATTGTTCTGCCATAGCATCTGCTATGCCTTGAAATGTCTTGCTACGGTTCTTTTGCCGTTCCTTTCCTCCCTTCATAAACCACGTTCCCGCTTCGTGACAATTTGCGTTTGGCGCAACAATGTTTGTAGGACGAAGCATTGGAACTCCTCGCTCCCATAGTAGTGTTTTCTTTGATACGGGATGCCCATACTCAAACGGCTGTATGATTTGTGTGTGCGGTGGAAATTCAAAAATCCTGCTCGGTATCGGATTCTCAATCACCAAGCGTTCAACATCAGCGGCCCAAATCGCCATAAACAACGCTTTACCGCACAACCCCTCATAGTATCGTTTTAGGTTTAGCTCATGACCACGGAACAGGTGCTTTGCCCCAGCGTTGCTCGTTTTCGTGCATGGAGGATGAGCAATAACCAAATCCCATCTGCCGATTTCATGCGTCTGTCCGTCCATTGTGGACACTTGCCCCCCACGCAAAGCCAAAAGCGCATCACCAAGGATATGCCATTCCGGATGTCCACCACTCGGCTCCTGTATGTCGCAGCTATATGCTTCATGCCCTCTCGCTCGGAACGCCTTGCAGACGGTCTGCGATTCTTCACAGGCTACTAATACTCTCACGGCTATTCCTCCTTCGGCGGCTCAGGTAGGGGCATCCAATGGGTGACGGTTTCGGGCGCAACACTTGAAATCAACCATCTATCACCAAGCCACTTATCACAATAAGCATATCCTTTGCTTGCCCACACAACATATTGTTTGCCGGGTTCTTTCGGCTCCTCCTCCACCCTGTGCCACGGGGAGGCGGTTGGTTGTTCGTCAATTACCCCAAGAATGACCCCATCCATGTCAAAGTCTGGTGCTGGTGACTTATATGACAGTTCTTCTTTCAGCTTATCCGCATCAATCAGCCTCATTTAATCAACCCCTTTTCTTTCATAAATTCGTTCGCTCTGTCAATCTGGTCAAGCAAATTTGCAAGGGTCTCACAACAATCCAGAAGCGCATCAACGGCTATGTCACTATATCCTATCTCCGTATTGTATTTTTGCGCTTCCTTTAACCGTGCGGCATAAGCTCTTAGCTTTTCCGTGTCCTTCATGTTTCGCTCCTTTCTGCATCTGCCGGGACGATGGTGGGCGCATCTTCAATTTCGCCCAACCATCTGCACCAATACGGAGCATCACACCCAGCCGCCAGTTCGTCCAAATCGCCAAGCCGCCCATGCCCCTCCGGGAGTTGGCAGATAATGGGACACCATGACGGCCTTTCGTTTGGGTCTCCAATCTGCCGTTCATCTTTATCAGCTTGGCAATATCCGTACTCGCCATTTACACACGGACAATTCCAACACCCTTTCGGCATCTCCATCCGCACTACGCACTTACTCATAAATACCTCTCAACAATCATTCCTGCAATAAAGGAAAATAGGTTTAAAACAAGTAGAATGCCAATAATATTATGCTCGCTCATTCCGGCACCTCCTCAGCCCTTATCGCTCCACCCGCACGCATATCCAATGAAAAAAAACAACGCTAAAATTAAAACCACAAATATCATTCCTGCACCTCTATCTTCGCTCTCATATCGGCCCCGCAGTTCCCGCACCAGTTCGGCAGTTCGCTCGGTTTCAACCCCCGCCGCCATGTGCCGCATATCTTCCCGCACAGGGAGCATTTGTAATTCGACAGGCCTGGGCCAGCATACGTTGTAGTGTCCTCAACCCACTCACCACGCTTCGGCAACTGCGCTTCGGCTTCATCCAACCCATCAGCGTACCCGTGTTCGTATGCGGCTGTCGGAACATCCTTTGCGCTGGTCATCCATCTGTCCCCGTAGTGGTCGATATAGGTCTGCCTCTCTCGGAGTTCTTCGTTGCTGTCTTTCAGCCGTTCCACCTCCGCTTGCAAGGCATCCTCCTGATTCGATAACTCAATTTCGGTGGCTATGCGTTTGTCAATTTCCAAATTCAGCCGATCCATATCAGCCTCGGCCTGTGCTAATTTCCCCGTCAGGTTCGTTGCATCCGTTTCCGACTTGAACCATTTTTGTTGAAGTTCCTCAATAGCATCGGCTGCATCCTTGCAGACTTGCCGCTTGTAGTAGGATAAGCTGTTTTTGTCTTGCAAAATCCGCAACGCCTCGACCAGCTTCTTATAGTCCGTCATGACTGCTTACCCTCAGACTTGATCCGCTGGTACTCAGCGCACACGGCCTGCCAATCCTCCACCATGGCATCCGGCATCTGGTAGTCGATCAGATCCATGATCCAATTCTCAAAGTCGTTCAGCGACGGCATGGCCTCAAAATACCAATCGTACAGGGAGGTCTGCTTTTCGAGGCCATTCTTCCTGGCGTCGATGTACGCCGCGCATTTCTCGTCAAGCCGCCTCCGGATCTTCTCCACGGCCCTCACATCATCGTGAGCTGCCAGCAGCTTGTTCATCCATTCGTTCACGTCAATGGTCTGTACCTGGTTGGTTTGTTTAAACATTTTATTCATCCTCCTTCACCATTTCCTCTGCAATCTCATTAGCATATCGCCTGACAAACGCCTTGGTGTCCCGTGGAATCCGTTCATGACAGGCTTTCAGCTCCCGCATCAGGATCTCCCGGATCTCGTCATCGGTGAAGAATGTCCTGAACAGCACCGGCAGCTCGAAGTCCTCACACTCATCCTTGGTCGCCGCATACAGCAGGTCAAGGTCGCCGTTTGCTTCCTGCAGGCAGTCCTCACAGATCACGTTCCCGCCATAGCCATACGCCGAATCCTCTGACACCCACTCCTCACACCGCTTGCACTTGGCGGCCTTCATGATGTACCGGCTCCCGCATTCAGGGCAGCTCTCCTCAACCCAGCCGGTGTCCTGTTCCATCTTCGTGGCCGGATACTCAAACACGGCCCCACACGATTCACAGATCAGCATTCTCGTCAACCTCCAATCCGTAGTAGTTCACCAGCGCACGTTCCACGAACTCCTGGACGCTCATGTCACCGCGCCGCCGATTGATAGCAGTCAACGTCCGATCATCGACACGGCACACGAGCCGGTTTTTCTTCGCCCGGTTCTTCTCGATCTCCTTCGTGCTGGGCAGTCCGGCCAGGAATCTGGCCTCCGGGGTCAGCCTCACCCCGTACTTCTCCGGGTTCCGTGCCATCGAATACACAGCCTGGGACATTCCGGGGTACAGGTCCTTCATGCGTTCAACGGCGGTCTTCGCCTTCATCCTCATTTGTTCATTCTCCTTTCCGTTCTTCCAGTTTCTTTAGGACACTCCTCGCGTGGTTCTCCTGCCATTGTTTGACCTTATCAGGGTTCGCTTCCCTGTACGCCTTTTGATACGCCCGGACCTCCTCGCGGTGCGCCCGCTGCCATTTCAACTGGCTGGCCGCAAACTCTTTCTTGTGCTCCCTGTAATACTCCCGCCGTTTTTCCCTTCTTTCTTCGTCCGTCATTGGTCTGCCTCCTTTCATATTTTTTCAGCAATGTCGCCCAGCTTAAACCTGGCCATGGTTTCCTCCAGCCTCGCAATATGCCGGTCCTTCTGCTCGATTTCCTTCTTCAGCTCCCGGATAATATGACCGTTGTGGGCCTGCGTCGCATAAAACCCGGTCTGTCCGATGTCGCCGGTGGCCTTGATCCTCGCAAGCTGCCGTGCATGATACCGGGCATCCTTCCGGTCCTGCACGATCTTCTGGACGATGAAGTAGACCACAACACACGCCAGCAGGAACGCCAGAAACCACCACGCCCCACGGATCACCGCTTTCTGGTATTCGACCTCCGCCTCCGGGATAGTCAAATCGTATAATAGCATTTTTCTCACCTCCGTTATTATTATACAAAATAAATCTTCTGTTGTCAATATATATATTCAAATTCTTTCAAAAAAACAAAGCCTATTTTTTAGCATATAATTATCACTTATTTTATAAACCGCTAAAATGAAATAGCCCAAAAAACCTATTGATTTTCAATGCGTTTAGCACTTTAGCAGTTCTTAGCAGTAAAAAATTTCTCTATACGCGCGAGCGCTCCTTCCTTCCTGATCGGCTCCCATATTGGCATATAGGGTACTTCTTCCTATATAGGTTATTGTTTTTCGCGTGAAAACCGCTAAACCGCTAAAATTTGTATATCATTTGTATGTCACTTTTCGCACTTTTAGCACTTTAGCGGTCAGTTTCGCAATCTCCGTTAAAATTTTTCGGCACACAAGGCAAGGCCGGGTTTCACAAGTTTGCCACATTTACGTAGGAATGAAAAACAGCGCATGATCCTCCTGTCAGGCGCTGCGAGGTATTCAAAATTCGGTTTTTCTTTTGTGGTGACCACGGCTCAATCATCCGGGTTCGCCTTTGCGCGGCACTTGTCACGATCCAGGCAAACGGTCATGACCACGTTCCCGTTGATCTGTGCGTTCTTCGTGCGCCGGTTATTGTCGGTGATCAGCAGGCCGTTTCTCTTGGCCCAGCTGAGGAAGGAGGTGCTATTGTAACCGGCAGCAGACAGCTCCCGGTCGAATATCGACTTGATGATGAATATCTGCGGCACGTCCATCTTGCCCCAGACCTCGGCACGGTAGTTGCCCCAGTCATCCGGCACGAAGTGATTCCGGTTGATGGCAACCATCTCCATAACAAAGTTGAGCGCTCGAAGGTTCGCGTCGATGTCTTTCTTCTTTGTCATGATCGACACTACGTCCTCAACGGTTAGCTCGTTTCCGTCATGGAAGAATATCGTGGAGGCGATAGCGTCAGCCACCAGGATCGCGCTGAGGGACGCCGCCTGCTTGTCCTCGCCCTGGGCCTTCAGGAGGTCGTGGTACATATCCATGCGGTACTCATTGACCATCTGGACGTTCTCCGGGTCCTTCAGCCATTCGATGAATTCACGGCCAGCCCATCCGTAATTCTCGTTGATGATCGCGCACAGGCCCACGAGGTCAGAATAGATCTTGTCGGTGCATTCCACCTCAATGGCGCGGACCGAGGCGCCACCCATGCTGTTTGGGTTGATGATCGGAAACTCGCCCGTGGTGAGGATGCAATTCTTCCATGTGACGGTGCGACGGATGCCGCCGTTCTTCGCGCCACGGACCCGGCCTATACCCTGGGTGAGCTTGTACACCATCTTGTCAAACTCACGGACGCCGGAGCTGGCCTGGATCTGCAGCTCGTCCATGCACATGGGCATACTGTTTAGGAACGCCGCCACCATCTCCTGGCCGACGTCGGTGCTGTTGAATGATATGAGGTATTCGCCCATCTTCGGGCATGCCCACACGCTGGCCGCCACCATGAGCGCCACTGTCTTGCCGGTGCCTTGGCCACCGAACGCATGGACGAAGAAAGGCAGGATTCCGCACGGCTCCACAAGCGCCGAGGCAAAGGAAGCGGCCAGGAAGATACGGGCTACGCTCTTCTCGGCCCGCAGCTTCTTCATGGCGTCAATCCAGGCGTCACGGCTCCCGGCGGTTCGGACCGCATTGAACATGTGCCGGAAATTTCCCTCGCCGTCGAAAGTCAGATCATCCACGTATGGGCTGAACTCATGATCCAGCACCCAGCCCAGGCGGCCCACGCTGTGCTGCTCCTGCATGTTTTCATAGTTGAGCTGCTCCATGGTCAGGAGATACGAGGAAAGCAGCTTCGCGTTTTCGGACGTGACCACCACGCCATAGGCGGCCAGCTGCAGGATCTGCTGAGAGGACGCGATGACGGACTTCTCCACAATGATGGTCCTCCAGGTCCGGCCCTTCTTGTAGGCCAGCTCAAGGCGCTCCTCGCCCTCGTCGATGTTGATGAGGCGCCTGGTCGGCATAATCGGATGGACGCAGATCGGGACCTCATAGCCGTAACGATCCAGCACCCGGACGCCGTAATCGTCACAGATGTACTGGCCGGAGAACAGCTCCACCGGCTGGCCTTCAAAGGCCGTGGCATTGTCCAGCTTCACGCCGCGCTTTGCCTGACTTGCCTCCATGTAGCAGTTCCACAGCTTCATGAAGGACCGAACACCGACAGCACCAGCGGCAGCTTTCATCTGCTCAACCTTCTGCTGCAGCAGGAACTTGTTGTCCCGGAATTGCTCAAGCCACTCATACGGCGCCGATGAGCTGATATAGTCCTCAGCTGTAAACTCCGGGATTGATAAATCGTTGTGTTCCATACGATCTCCTTTAAGTAAAAACCCTGTTCAAAAGTGACGGCTTTCAAACAGGGATAGTCGGGGTCCGCTATTCACCGTCTCAGGTGCCGTCACGCCCTCGACTATTTCCTATAGTGTACCACAGAATGTATACAAATTCAACCCTTGTACATGTTTTTTTCAAAATCGTTCAGAGCTTCCAGGGCGTTGTCGGCCCGCTGCCTGGCCAGGGTCCGGGAGAACAGAGCGAAGCAAAACGCCTCGTCCCATTCCGCGTCACCGTCTGCCGGGGCCTTGGTGTCAATCGCCTCCTCGCATTGCTTGACATGCCGGATGGCAGCGTTCCACTCATCGATCAGGACCCGGTGCTGCTGCTCGATCTCCCGCTTCTTCTTCTGACGCTCCCAGGCTTCCTTATTGGCCGCTATTTTCTGCGTTCTCGTCATTGGCTTCCCGATATCTATACCCAGGTTGAAATCCTCGTTCAGCTTCTCACAGGCGGCCAGGAATGGAAGATTGAACAGGCCCATGGTCAAATCGATGACTGACCCGCTGCGGTTACACCCGAAACAGTGCCATCCACGGTCGCCCTTGTAGATCTTCATGCTTGGGGTTTTCTCGTTGTGGAACGGGCACCGGGCGAACCCGGCGCGGTTGACTTCCAAACCGTACCGGCTGCAGGCGTCCATGGTGGTCACGGCGGCCTTGATCTTGTCAGGAATCAGCATTCTTTGCTTCCTTTCTTGTGCGGAAAATTTTATATCCAATATCCGATATGCTGTAATATCTTTTGAAAGCTGAAAAACCGGCGTTTTTTGTTACGGCAACGGCAAACTGCAGGGTATTATAGGTCTTCGCCCATACATACCATTTCTGAATGGTTCCATCCCCTTCTTTTGTGTAAAGGGCTTCACCGGTTTTCACAAATTCTAATTGCGCCATTTTTACTGCTGCATGGCCCACATGACAGCGTGGCCATTGTCGAAGAACTCAACGTCGCTGGAAGCCCGCAAACCGATCTCACCCTCGCAGGTGGTATCGTCGGTCAGGAACTCATAGCAAGCGCCAAAGTAGCAAGGCTTATTGACGCCGTTGTAATAGTAACCAGCCAGGATCACCTTGTCCCCGTAATTTAGGACCGTGCTATATTTCATTTCCAGATCTTCCTGGGTGCTCTTGGCGGGGAGCCGAAGGTAGCGGATCGCGTCGTTGATGGTCATTGGTGATTTCCTCCTCTGTTTTGATGTATACAGTTTACCTCTTTTGTATACGGTTGTCAATACATTTTCAAAAATATTTTATGACTATTTTTTGTGACAATCAAAGTTAGAATCAAGTTAGAAGCAAGTTAAAATCAACTTAAAAAAACGTAGATAAACAGGGGAATAATTAAAACTAAATCACTTTTAATTTAATTACAAATCAACAAAAAGCGCAAGTTAGATGCAAGTATAATTACTGCCCCGTGGTCAGGATCTCCATGATCCGCCGCCCGCAGCTGCGCTTGTCGCAGAAAAAGAACCGGATGCCGTAGGACATCTCCAGCCGGAACATGCGCTTGAGCAGCTCGGTCCCTGAAACGCCGGTGTGCTTAGACCGCCACTTGGCTATATCATCGTGACAGGTGATCCCGCGCTGCTCGATCAGGATGACCAGCTTGATCCCGGCATGGTAGGCACGGCGAACCTCCCGCATGAACCGGGCATTGTCGGCGGCATTGGTAAGGTTTTTAGACAACTCCTCCATTCCGTACTTGGTATCAACTGAAATGTGTTGGTTTGTAGAAAGCATATAATCGCCAACATCGAGTTTTTTGTTTTCAAATATTATATTGTGCGAACGAAAATAATTCTCTATGTTCTTGTGTTTTCCCTTTTGCTGGCGCGTGTCTTGATATATCATTTTCCACCACCGCTTAATATTTGATCGTCAGGAAGCCCTTTATATAATCTGGCCTGCAACACATGATAAGGAATATTCAATCGGCGCGACCAATTTGCGAGAGTATCTTTTTGACCGTTATGCTCTAAATAAACATTTGTTGATCTATTATTTGCCTGTTCCCGAACGGATGACCACTTGCAATTTTCTGGACAGTACCCCTTGTCGTTGTCTATTCTGTCAAGGGTCAAAGATTCATCCCATCCGGTATCAAATGCCCATTTTCTGAATGCAATAAAATCATTTTTCCATTCATCGCATACTGTGATTCCTCTTCCACCATATCTGTGATAAAGAAAATATTTTTTATTATAGCACCTTGTTTTCATGTTTTGAAACATATTCCATAATTTTCTTGGTTCGCACCCATGCTTCTTGTTTGTGTCTGATATTTTTTTCATGGCACAAGAATGGCAACAGGTTGTTTTCCCGGTTGTCAGCCTATTGGATGTCGAAACATATTCATTTCCGCAATCGCAAAGACAAAGCCATTCCATTTCCCTATGCGGGTTGATTTTTAGCTTTTTTACAACAATTAGTTTCCCGAATCTCATTCCAGTTAAATCTACGCAAATACTCATGCCGCACCTCCTATGTGTTCATTATACCATCATTTAATGAATTAGTCAAGAAACAAAAAAAAGGGCGGCCAGCGCCGCCCGTAGGCTTATTTGTTAATCCTCAAATTCTTCCTTGCATATTTTCCTAAACAATTTCATGCTTTTTTCATCAATCGTGTATTTCTTTGTTCTTCTCATACCAGACATGAAATCATAGAACCCGCGGACTGTCGCGCAAAACAGCGTTTCACCATATTCCCCGCCTTTTATCATGCCCTTCCCTGCGATCAACATGTTTCGCAACACTATTGCAGGAGAACTCTCGAAAACAGCATCAGGGAAACCTGTGTTAACAACAGAAAAGAAACGTTTAAGATAATCAACTGAGGCTCCTTCTCTTAATAAACAATATATCCCGCAAGCAATAGCAGCTTTTTTCGCAATAGCTGATGTATGACCGCCTGTCCGTATAATATTATCTATGCAAATCCACCCTTCGTTATTTTTCGACATATAATATACAATTCTGGCTTTTGATTGCTTGTAAATCTTAAATCCTTTATTTATAAAAATGGTCGCTGCGGCTATGTTTGTATTCGTCCTGATGCAAGCATCAACACCATTTGCGGCCAGGATTTGGCTTGGCGTTCTTGTGCTGCCGGAATCGTAAATCGTAACATAGTCGTCAACATCTCGCGTAACCATTGTTTTGATAGGAATCCCGGCTTTTTCTATTGCCATCAAACGATGCTGCCCATCCAACAAAACTCCGCTTTTTGAGAATTTGATAGATTCACCATTAAATTCCCATCTCCCAGCCTTCATGTCACAGGAATATTGATTCACATCACTCATGCGGACCCTTCGATAATTGTTTGTATTTCTTTTTAGATACTCGTGCGCTCTTTCCGGCGTAATGGTTTCCTCTACGGTATACATTCTTCACTCCTCCTTTGTTTTCTGTCGGGTCTTTTTATTTCGCAGACTTTAAAGCATCCGTCAGGGCAGCAGTAGCGCCTGTGGTGTTGTCAGGATCAAACCACTCCTTGGCCTTGCGCTCTCCGGTCTTGATGGAATTGAACACGCCGATCAGGTGGATAAACTCGTCCGTGTCCATCTCCATGGCGTCGTGCTTCAGGTACCGCTTCAGCGTCGCAGCGTCCACGCCCAGCCGGTCAAACTCGGTGATCAGGTTCCCCTTGCGCTCCTCGAAAGAAGCCTTGCCGTCGCCCTTCAGCGTGGCCTGACAGGCGATGATAGCATCATCCACAAACCAGGCAGGAAGGACGGCCAGGATTCGCGCCCGGAGCCGCCGCGTTGCCATGTTGGCGTTGTTCTCGTAGATGTCGCGCTGGCTGGTCAGATCCTCCATGACCACCTGCTTGGTCTTTTTGTCGCTCTTCTCGCGCTTGTGCGGGTTCGTGAAATTCTGGACGCTCTGGGTGTTCGTTTCCAGGTCCCACGCATACGCCTGCAGCTCACTTTTCCCATCGTCCTGGGACAGCTCCTTGATGCCGTAATCAATGTTGCCCCAGCAGCGGGCCAGCTCCTCGGCAAAGCGGATCGTCGGCCCCGTGACCGTCTGCCCGCCACGCGGAAAGCTGTAGAAAGCCTTGTTGGCCAGGGACATACGGGAACACGCCCGCTTCATCTTGTTCATGGCCTCCGATTCGTCCCTGGGAAACTGCTTTGCGATAAACAGCTTGCTCTGCGCCTCAGCGATAGCGCGGCTGGCCTCGATCGCCACCGTGCCCTGGTTGATGTTCTGGAATGCCACAGGCAGCCCACCGTGAACTGGGCCAGGAGCCGTCACAGGTGCCTCGTCCAGCACTTCCAAATCAACATTGCGTTCCATTTCCTCCATTGTGTACCTCCTTTATTGTTCTATGTCCTTAGCCATCCACGCGGGCAACCCCAGCGTGTTCAGCACGTTCTCCGACCCCAGGTATCCGTACCAGTTGCCGGTGGTCTTGCAATCGTGATAGATGCCCAGCAGCTCCCGGAAGGTGTCAAAGCCGTGGTTCATGAGCAGCTCGTCAGCCCTCAGGATGTTGACCGCATATGGCGGGTCCTTCTCCTGCGCAACGAACACGAAATCAACCTTGCAGCCCCGCGTCTGCTTCACACCCTCGCTGTACATCGCTGCCTGGAAGTCGTAGCCATAGTTGATCGCGGACCGGATGAACGCCTCTGTGCTGGCGTCGTTGGTAGACTTGTAGTCCACGATCAGGAGCCGGTCACTCATCTCACGCGCACAGTCCAGCCGGACCTTGCATGGCTCCCCGGTCATCGGGTCGGTCCAGAACACCGGGACCTCATGATCACCGGCGAAAAGCGTCTGACAAAGTGGGAGAGCATACAGAGCATCGCGCATGGCCTTGGCCTTTTCAAAGTCGGCCAGTTTCACGATCTGACGGCCATCAACACCGGCCTCAAACTCGGCCCACGCCGCCTTTCCTTCCTTCGTCCGCTTGTCGATTTCAGGCATGACCACAAACTCGCTGTCAAAGTCCTCCGGTTCCAAGATCAACTTGTGAACCACCTGACCAAACAGCAGCGCCGGGGTCGGTTCCTCCGGGTGCTCCATAGCGTATTTGAACTTCTCCGGGGATTCCCGGATCTTCCACAGCTGGGACCGGCTGATGCCCTCATGCTGCCGGTATTCTCGCTCCGTCATTTCTTCACCCCCAGCACCATCATACGCACATACCCGCTCAGGCTCAGCCCGCGCTCGTCTGCCTTCTTCTCGATGATGGCCTTCTCCTCCTCGGTCACCCGCATGATGATGCAGGATGTCCGGTTCTGCTTCTTAGCGTCCATGGATTACCTCCTTTTTTTTGCATTGTAATACAAACGCTATCATTTGTCAACACAAATCTTTGTCCTGCAGGAAGTAGCAAACCTCCGCCCATTGCGCGACGGGGACGCCGCCACAGTCAAACTTCTCCTGGAGATTGGAGAAGCACTGCCGGAGGTACCGTCCGTTGTGCCAATCCTTGAACAGCTCGTCCTTGCTTACTTCCTGATAGCCGCCAAGCGGAAAATACTGTGCGAACCGTTCAAAGTCGCACTTGTACTTCCGGGCCTCCATCTCCTTGGCGATCATGACGCCATAGGTCCAGAAATGGTCCATAGGATAGTCCATGATCTTGTTGACCAGCAAATGGTTCGGTGTTCCGTGCTTCTGGATGCTCCGGGCGATCAGGCAGCATTCCCGCCATTGGCCCAGGAGCTGCTGGCGGGGGAGTACGGAGATCAGGTCCTTATGCCATATCCGCATAAGCATTCATCTTCTTCTTCCCACAATATGGGCAAAACGGAGTTTTACCGTAGGTGTTCCAATCGCCGCAGTCGCCGCAGTAAAAGCGGCGCTTCATGAACAGATCAGCATCTTCGATATTGAGTTCTATCCATTCACCGGGGATCAACAGAGAATCTATTTTTTCATATACTTCTGCTTGCTTCATGGCTGTCATCTCCTCACTGCTCACAAACGATCCTGCCGCCGATGGTCATGAAGCTGACCTCCTCCAGCGGGTCCTGCCGCTTGGCCTCGATGGCCTCCAGCTGCTGATCTGGGGTCAAGCGCTCCCGGACTTCCTTGGCGGTGAGCTTCCGGCTGTTGCCCTGCCGGTCGATAAAGTAGTATTTCATATCAGGTCCTTTCTGCCATCGTAACCTCCGTGGCGGGTTATCTTTGGATTATTTCTGGTGAGCCTCGTCCCACTTGTCAAGCGCATTCTTGATAAGCTCATGACGCTCATCCCACATCTTTTCACTCGCAAGAGCCATTTCCCTCTGCTCTGCCGTTTTCGCCTTAGCCGCATCATGCCGGAAGGAAATCATCATCGCCGTGCAAGCTCTCATGTAATCAATAGCTTCCCGTCTGCTCATTTCAACCTTCATTGTTGTGTGCCTCCCTTGTTTTGATGTCTATACTTTACCATAGGTGTATATATTTGTCAATACATTTTTGAAAAAAAGTACAGAAAAAATCCCCCGGTTTTTCGGGGGATTCGTTCACTGGTCCAGCTTTCGCATGACGCCATCATATAGTCGCTGGTTGACCGCATGCAGGACATCCATCAGCTCATCGATGACCGGCCACACGTCCTCTTGATTGCGCCCGTTGATAAGCTCCGAAAACTCCGTGCCGCTTTCGTATGTTACTGTTCCGGCTGGTTCAGGCTGCTGGGCGTATGAATAGACGGTAGGCGGCTCCTTAAACGGCTCCGGCTCCTGCTCGTTCTTATCAGGGTACAACTCGCGCTTGATGATCAGGAAAGCGGCCAGCTTGATGCACGTGGTAGCGGTGGGGTTCCGCTGGCCTTGGCATTCGAGGATCGCTTCTTGCAGGTCATGCTCCGTGATCACGGTGGATCACCGCCTCACATCCGTTCGACCTTCTCGATGAAGCGCTGGACCTCGCGCTGCTTGTCCTCGGGCAGTTCTCCCATCATGCCGCGCAGCTCCTCCACGATCTCGTCCATGTCGCCTTCAGCGCGGGAATAGCCCCTGGAGGAATACCGGCCCATGCTGTCCCGGCGGGCATTGGAGCCACGGCCCCGGCCATCGCCACGGGCATAGCTGCCGCCACGGTAAGAGCCGCCGGTCATCATGCCATCGTCATAGCGATAGGAACCGCCACGGCGATACATAGCGCCGCTGTACTCCTCACCGCTCTCCTCTTCCTTGGACTCGATGATCTTGTCAAGGTTCTTCAGGGCATGGGCCAGCTTGTCCACGATTTCCAAAGAACCGGCTGACAGGTCTCCCTTGCGGCCATACTCCTCCAGCTCCTTGCAGAGCATCTCTTTCAGTTCATACAGTTCGTGCATTGTTTCCACCTCCTCAGCAAATGCGGGTCACGGTCAGGTTGGCGTTCTTGACGAGGATCGCAGGCGCCGGGTCTGCAGCCGTCAGGCCGGAGGACGTGTTCTCCACAGCGATGATCGTGCAGCAGCCGCGAGGCACGGTGATGATGGCCGTGCTGGTCACGTTGCCGAAGTTCTCATCGGTGGGAGGATCAGTCGCCACAGCCGCCGGTGTGAAGATCGCCTTGCTGGTCTGAATAGGTTCCCCGTCAATAGCCAGGGACACCGAAATCGGGCCAAGCGTCCCATCGGACGGGACCGCGATGTTGCCGTCAAACGTCACCTGGTACCTCGCGAAACAGCCGGTGCCGTTGACGCACCCACGGAGAGTAAGGATGCCGGAGCCGTTGCGATGAAGCACATAGCCCCTGTTGCATGGAATACTGTCCAGCAGCAGCACATTCTGATTCGGCTGCACTCGCTGGATCTCGTTGTAAACATACTCAGCCATGGTGCGCCTCCTTAACCGACGAAGCCCGCGTTGCCGTTGCACCCACAGCCGCAACCGTTAGTGTTGCAGGTGAAGATGGGGGCCCGGCCATAGACGGGAGTGGTGGGAACGGGGCAGGTGTTCAGACGGTTATAGAGCGCGTCCACCTCATTGGCAAAGCCCTGAGAAATGAACGCATTCTGCGCGGTCTGGGAAGCACGAAGGTCGGCCATGTTGAGCTGCTGCCGAAGCTGAGCGATCTCGTCGTTCTTGGCGTCGATCTTATCCTGGCACAGCTGGTCGAGGATGCGCTGCGTGTTCGCGGTCTGGTTGGTGATTACATCCCGGATACCTTCGGACAGGGCTGCACGATCCGCGCAGTTCTCGGTCGCGATGGTATACTTCAGATCGGCGCTTGCAAGCCGGTTCTCGCAGCAGCAATCCGCAAACTGCGTGGACAGGCCATAGAGCTGCTGCATGCTGGCCATCGCCCGCGCATTGGCCGCCGTCTCAGCATTGGCCGCCGTGCTGTTGATGGTAGCATTCACGCCAGCAAATCCGCTGCACAGACTGTTCTGGATGTCGCCGCAGCAGCCGCAAAGCTGGGTGGACAGACCGGAGATGCCACTCTGCAGGCCGTTGATGCCGCTCATGACCGCCGCCTGGTCGAAACCACGCTGGACAGAGCCACCATTGCCGCCATCGTTGACGATGATGGGCTGACCACCACCAAAGGCGCCGCCGCCGTTGTTGTTGCCGCCCCAGTTGCCGCCCATAGCCGCAATCAGGATGAACAGCAGGATGATCCACCAACCGTTGTCACCGAAACCGTTGTTGCCATTGTTACCACCGCCATAGACGGGGTAAGGATAGGGAGCCGCGTTCCCGACACTCGCCGGACCCACCAACATGGTGGCGGGGATGCCGGAGTTTTCTTCAGTCAAAGACATAGTTTCTTTTTCCTTTCTTTTATTGCAAAACCACCTGCGCGCCGGGTGGGTAATGCCATCAATGGCCGTTCAGGACCCGCTGAAACTGCTGGGCCATCTGGACAGCCTGGTTATATTGAGTTTGTGAGATTTGGCCGCTATTGAGCATTTGTTGGATTTGTGCCCGTGGGTCTCCCTTGAAATTATTCCTGAACTGCTGGAACTGCTGAATCATGCCCAGCATGCCGCCCATATTGGAATTGCCGCCAAGAGCCTTAAAAAGCCCGTTATTCATCCTTTGCCTCCTTGCTCACTTTCTCCTTAGCAACGCCGAAAGAAGATTTTAAAGTCGTTTTGAATTCGTCAAACTCGCGTTTTGTGACGTACTCGGCAAGGTCAACGTCCGGCGCTGCCTTCTGCGTCTGCTGACCGGTCTTTTCGGCGTACTCAAATACCCGCAGCGGCTGAGGCATGCCGGATACGTCGGAGGACTTCAGATAAAACTTGTTCGATTCGGAATCCATCAAAAGGACAGTGGTATTAGGAGCCACCAAATAGGACTTTGCGCCGCTTTCTCCCTGCACCCAAATCAAGCCGCTGTTGGCCTGCTGCTGTGGAGCCTGGGCAGGAGTGGGGATCTGCGGAACCTGGGGCTGCGGGTTGTACATGCCGCCGTAGTAGTTGGGCTGATATGTTGCCGGAAAATAGTTGTAAGCCATGATTGCACCTCCTATTGACTTTCGCACCTTCATCTGTTAAACTTTAACCGTGCCACCTGTCGGGTCTTTGCAGTGGTACGTGTGCTTCTTCATAAGCCTCCTTTGTGTTCCGACGATCACTCCGCTCTCATCGCTTGGCGGGGTGATTGTCGTTTTGGGGAAATCACTTCTTATACCAAAAATACACAGGGACCTCGTTGGAGCTGTCCCAGGAATCATACAGATCGCCGTCAATAACCGTGGCCACATGACCGCCAAAGCCGAGGACATACACGCCACGAGGGAAGTCCTTCACGAAGTCGCGGACCGTGTAGCAATCAGGGCAGTTATTCGGTATCGATTCTCGGTAAAATCCATTGCGCCGGAGAACCGCACCCCATACGCTGTCAGATGATGGCATATCGCCCATGGCATAACCGGCATCCGCTATCAGGTTGTAGGCTTCCTCCCAATCCACGCCCAGCGCAGCAGACACGGCCCGCACGGCACAGTCGCCGACAAATCTTCCCGCTGGATTCGGATTGTATTTGACCCACATTCTTCTGCCCTCCTGACACGAAAAGCATACAAAAAAATCCGCCCGCCGGATAGAAACCCAGCAGACGGATTATGGTCGGTATTTGGTTGTTATTTGGGTGCGCTCATTTTTGCGGCACGGAGCAGGATTTTGTCACCCATCCGGAAAACCTCTTTGATAGCGGTTTCGGACTTCTTGTACTTGTCGGCCAGCTCCTTCGTAGACTTTCCCTCAAACCAATGATCCCGCAGGATGGCGCGATGCTCCGTAAGCCTAACGAATTCGTCCAGACAGAAGTTAATGCAGGAGTTCAGCGTGTCCTCCGGGATCTTCATTTGGCCTTGATCCTCCCGGTACCATGGCACATGTTGCATTTCCGATATCCGCTGTTGCCGCCGGTCTTACGGGTTCGGCTCCGCGTTTTGGTCACTTTCACCTTTTGCTTCGCCATTGAAATCACCGCCGATCACATAATTGTTTCCGCCACCGTCCGTGTCTTGTTCGATTTCCGTGGAAGTCGTTTCAACGGTCTGCCATTGGCTCTCATGGTAAATCCACGCGGCGTTCGACCCGGCCAGCAGAACGATCAAAACCAGCAGGACAATCCAGAGGCGCCTGCTCGTTCGTTCGAGCCGCGCCATGTCGGATTCGTGGACAACATAAGGGACCGGCTCCGGAGGCCGCTTGCTGCAGCTTTCGCAGTTATCCATTAGTTCCCTCCGAACAGATACTTGATGGCAATCCCAAGAATCGGAACCGCAATAGCACACAAAATGCCAATGAGCCAAGTAAGCTTCGTATTCACAACGGCCATATCACGTTCAAAGCTATTCATGCGCCTGTCTGCCTCCGACATCTTATCGTCGCAATCGTCTTTTCTGCGATATAATCCATCCAGTATCTTGAAATCAGAATCTTCCAACGCCATAGCCTTATACCGTCCTTCCTGCAAACTTTACAGCTTGTCCTTGATATCAGCCACAGTATGATACCCGCCAATAGCAGCCATGGCCACCAGCACGGCGTTGATGAGGCAGAGCAGAATTTCCTGCGGCCCGATTGGGCTGACCGTGAACACAGTACCAAGGATCAGGATGACCACAGACAGGATATAGGCCCAGAGGCGGGTGGGGATCTTCACGATACCGGGCAGTTCCTTCGTAAACTGCGTGATGATCAAAACCGCCATGGTGGCCCCGGCATAACTGGCCAGATCAGCCCAAGTGAAAAAGGATTCAGGATTCGTCATTGATAGTAACCTCCTAAAGTCGTGATAGTTTGTTTTCCAGCCACCCCGTCAACGGTTAGGCCGTTGTCTGCCTGAAATTGCTTCACCAGCTTCCGGGTGGCGCTCCCGAAATTCTTGGATGTCTTCGTGTTAATGGTGATTCCGTCATGGTAGCCCTTGTCGATCAGGAGCTTCTTCAGCTCAACCACATCCTGACCGCGCATGCCCTTCTTCAAATTCCGGTAGAAAATGAATACATCCGGGTCGGGCTGCTCAGGGGACCATTCATAGGTAAACTTCTTGGTCATTAAGCCCCGGTAATCCCAGCCGCGCCCGAAAAGTTTTGTGACCACCACGCCATACTTCAGGCCCCGGTTTTCCACCACCAACGGGTTTCCATTCTTGTCGAAGCCGCACACCCAGCCCACATGTGTCTTTTTGACGGCGTTCCCCATGAACACCGCCTCACCGATCACATACGGGCGGCTGATGTCATCACACCGGCCCTTTTCGGTGCAGTAGGAATTGTAGTTGGTGTTGGCGTTCACATCGTTGCCGAGGTAGGCATCCAGGAGGCCCTGACAATCCGTGACATGTACGCCCTTTTCAACCCATCCACGGGTCACAGCGTCAAACTCGCCGCGCTCCCAACCGTGCGGCCTGTAGTAGCTCTCATACCGAGCATCCAGCAGCTTCTCCGTGCAGATCTGACCTCTGGTCCCCCACAGGTATTCCCACACCCCGGCATCGCCAACCGGCCCGACAAGCTCAGCCCCTTTCGGTACGCTTGCTGGGTGGGCGTGGGACAAAGCAAATTGGACGAAATCAACAACGCTTTTCATCACGGCCTCCTTTCTTGGGGTCATTGTAACACACGACACACGCAGCCGTCAATCGCTTTCAGGCGTGGAATGCCCGTGCCGCAGAATCTGTTTATACCCGCGCCATACGTTGCCCTCGTTGTCTACTATCATTACTGTGTGCGTGTCGCAACCGGATAGCACCGCAGAAGCGCACTTGCTGTAGAAAGCCGACAGGCAAGCGGTTTCGTCCGTGTAGCCCAGCGGGGCTGTGACGGTGCCGGAGCCATCGTTCATGGCCTGATACTCAATTTATACATTTATACATCTGTTGTGATATACGTAATAAACGCAATGTATCGACCAGCCGGAAACGCGATATAACAGCGCAGGCCGTAGTTGCCCTCATCGGCATACAATCTTACATTCGTCTTCACCGTGTTCCCCGTATCATAGACTAAAGCGTTCGCGGCGGCTGCGAATGTTGGGGCATTGATAAGATAGTCGTACCCAGATATGGGCGATGACACCGTAAAATCGACCCACAGAGATACCACTTTCCCAGACCGAACAGCTTTTTGGTTGTTGATCGTCACCGAGCTATGCGCAGACGTGAGCGTTACGGTTCTAATACCGTTAGCACTAAACTCATACGTTGTCACCACCGTTTCACCGCTGGGGGGATCGCCAACGGATTGGAGGGATTCGATAGTGTATACGTTGGGGAAGAAACCGTGAGCCGCAAACTCGCAGTAGACGACGTTAGCGTTGGAGAAGTCGTAGTAGATATCTACATATCCATTGTTATTACTATCCCTTGTGTAGCGTATGCGCTTGATGATCTGCGTGTTGCTCTTGCTGTCCTCATTGACGAACGAAAAGTTATCCGATGTGCCAACCAATCGGATAGAGTGCTGTTCGTTATTCGCATAATAAAATTGTCGGCAGATGTTCAGGTCAAGAGCGAAAGAGTAGTCACCTTTGCCGATGTTTGCAATCTTGCATACCCTATACCACCCAGGGCTTGACAGCGTGGCTTCACGCCGCCGCTTGGTCACGTCCAGAAAGCCATTGACGGTCACGCTCCCCGTAAACTCGCCGCCAGACTTTGGCATGAACTCCTTCAAGAAGTCGGATTTCTTGATCTTGTAGGTTGTCGTACCGACCTCAATCGCTATTTCGTCATTGTCCCCTGCCGTAGCAAGAGCCGGTAACTGGTCTATGATCATTTGACACCTCCTTTATATCAGTGCAAGAAGTCGTTGAAGCTGGGATTCTGTCAAGGTAGTTCCCCCTAACTGAAGCTCTGCTTCGCCAGAGGAATATGAAGGGCCGAGTTTCGCAAAAACGTTACCTGAAGAATCACGTATTATAAAGGCATGTTTCCCGGACGAATAATAAGGTTCTATACTTACAATTTTTTCGAAATTTGAATCTCGGAACACAAGAGAATTATAATTTAAAGTGCACGGAGCCATGCCCGACGGGGTAGCGTTATCATATATTCTAACCCCACTTTGATCAATTCTAGTGGATGATGACCCCCAAACAATGCAGATGCCACTCGTGTTAACATCGATATTATATGTACCTTGGGAATAATGGAACCCGTTAGTATTCATATAAATGTCAACATCGTGATTCAATACATCATCATGAGCATGGAACAAAAGAGGCTTCGTTGAGTCTGTAGACAACCGAAAGTAGCTGTTCGACCAATTAGCGCCGGAAACAAGAGGAATATTAAAATAGCTCCCGGTTCCACCATTGATATATACGTAATCGGTAGCTGTTAACGCTTTAGAAGTCACGCCGTCCTTATCACCTCGTGCAACCTCAACGCCATTCGCGTCCAACACCCGCCATGTACCGTTGACATTGTTGGACCCGCCCAGCGTCATTGTTCCACCCTGAATATAAGAAGCATTTATATAGAGCAGTCCGTTTCTCAGGTAAATTCCCTGCGTCTGGCCGTTGTTCGTCAGCTTATTAAAGACATCCTGCTGGGTCTGAGAATCGACAGCATCGCTTGCATAGCCTTGCGCCTCACTTTTAGTTGGGTAATTCTGTAGGGAGAACTCCCCTGTTTCCATGTTCCAAAAGTTCCTACCGGCCACGTCAGAAAGCACGCCAGCCTTTATAAGAATCGCATTCAATATGCCGGTAGTAATCATGTTGGCATTAATACGACCATCCATTGTCAAGGCGACATCATCATACGGTCCGTTATAACCGGAATGAGAATGGCCCAGACCACCTTGATTGAACCGCCACACATTGACAGCAGTAGCCACATCGTCCGTGTCCATGATGAGCAGCTCCTCCGGCTCACTCTGTGCGTTCGTTTTTATGACAACATGGCCGCCCAAGCCGCCACGGATAAGCTCGGTTGCGTGAGTAATAGCCGCTTGCAAAGCGGGAGTGCTTTGAATAACGCTATTTACGATCGCAACGATCGTGTTGGTTTCATTATCAATTATCGTTTCGCCAAGGCCGCTTTTCAGGTTTCCGAATTCCATTCGCCTGTACTTTTCCTCAAGCGGACCATACACGGTCTTTATGATCTTCTGATGTTCACAAACAAGGTTGACTTCGGGATAATACACAGATGCTTTATCCCCAAGGGACAAGCGTTGCAAAGCAGCTACATTCTCGTATTCCGGCGTTTGCCACAGCGCGACGAAATCGATCTCAATATTTTCATTTGGAAGCCACGGTTTGTTCCTGTCCAAATATTCCCGCGCTTTCTGGGCAAGAACTTCAGGCGTCGGAGCCTCCTCGAAAGCATCGGTAAAGTCCATCGGAATGGGCTCGATTTTTGCAGCGCGGAAATAAATAGGCTCCCCGTTCGTCCCTAATATAGGATTCCCATCTTGGTCAGTCCACGGAAGATCTTCCGTCTGGACATTATTCGGCGACAGAACATACAGACCAGGAACATAGACGGTCACGCCGTCCTTTTCCCAATACGGAGCGATGGCCGTGTAGGTTTCTGAGGTATCGTATTCCCTGTTCAGATCGAGAAGATTTTTACCGTATCGAATCGTGACGCCGCTATCAATGCCACGATTGGTGTACAGCATCACATTGAAATTGTTGAATTTGTACTCGCCTTTCCCATAAACATCCAGGATGGACCCCTCCGCGCCTCCAAGAATCGCACGGGCGGAAACGGGATGCGTCAATTCAAAATTCCCATTCACGGATTTGTCGGTCCAGAAAGAGAATTGCATATTTGCAGGCTGGCTGTTAGGCTTGATTGCCGCCATAGCAGCAGCACAAGATGATGCCGTGAACGGGTTGATCACATACTTGTTCAAGCGATAACTAATATGCTTGCCACGAAAGGTGACAAGACCATCAATGGGAGTTGTATGCCCATCAATATCAAACGCCTGGAAGTCCCCGGCATCATCATGCGTTGAATATACCACCCCGCCATTTTCGATCATGTAATCAAATAGCGCACCACCGATTGGATATTGGAACTCTATCTCATAAGGTCCGTTCAATTCCTCGGACACTTCACAATCGACCATATCGACCAACCGGCCCAGGCCGTTTGACGTAAAATTCAGCTCGTCCTTTTGAAACAGAATAGGAATCATATCGTGTACCACCTCGGAGTGATCTCAACCTTTGTTATCCCGGTGCCAAGAGTTATTCCATTTGACCCAGGCACCAGAAGCGGAAACTTGTGTCCAGTCAGGGTCACGTAGTTGTTCATGCTGGCGCTTCCCTTGAAACAGTCCTGCATCTCACTGTCAACATCAGTATATCCGTCCGCATTGGTTATTGTCAAGGAGTAAGCACCAACGCCAAGCGTACCATTCCCATAAACCCTGAAAAGCGGTTTGGAATCAAACAACGTAGGATTTGTTATTGATCCACTCGCTGTCAAAGACGTTACCGCGCTGCCTGTCGTCAAATATCGTTGCGGCTTCCGCTCGAAACCAACACGAAACTTAAACAGGTTACGATTCCTGTCTGTTTGGGGGGCGATCTCTCCTTTTACAAACGCCTTGTAATATTCGTTCGGGTGGTCAGAATCCGAAAGCATCTTATACCCAATTTTGGACATAAGGAACGCCCTGCAATCGTCAAAATCGGATTCCGAGGTAAACAGCAGGATATAAGAAAGATTGACATTCGGCCACCGCTTCTTGTCATCAAAGATGTTTCCGGATCTTCCTGATACTTCGATGCTTTCCCCATCCCGCGCAGCAGAATTGTCCGTTTCATCCCGAAAAGCATAGCAATTATAAGCAGCCGTCAATTCAGTACCATCAAAAGTCAACGTCATGCTAAAGCACCAACCTTTCTATCCCGTTCAAGTCGAATCAAGTCCTGCTCAATTCTTCTCGCAAGGGCCATGGAATCCTCTCCCGCACGCTGATAGATATTAAACGTGACGGTTGGCGACCCGACAGCCTCTCGAATATCCCTCATAAGGTTATCGCGACCATAAACGAACTCCGAACCGTTCCCATCGCCAAAACCTCGTGCGCTCACGACGGTGGGCTTGTCAAACAAATACGGCTCATCATAAGCCTTTTTGTACCATTCGATGGACAGCCTCGGAATGGACCCTTTCAGCAGATCACCAAACTTCCATCCTGCAGGAGTTACCTTGAAATGGGGCAGCTTGATTTTCGGCAAGCTCCAGCTGAAATTGAAAATGTTTTTTAGCTTATCAACAACGCCTTTCACCCACTCATACGCGGATTCGAACGGAGCCGTAATCGCATCTTTTATCGTTGCGAATTTTTCCGAAACGCTTTGCTTGAACGCATCGAACGCCCCCGTAACACCGTCTTTTACGCGATCAATTATCTGCTTGCCGGAATCCTTGACCTGGTTAAACCAAGATTTTACCCCATCGATAAATCCGGACACAACCTTTTTCCCCGCTTCTGCAACCTTCACGATGGCTTTCACGATACCCTCGGTGAATTTTTCCATCAACTTTACGGCGGCTTCCAAAAGTTTTGGAATGGCTTTGATGATGCCCTCAGCCAACGCGATAATAATCTTTAACGCCGCTTCGATGAGCATCTTCAGGTTTTCAGGGTCTGTCAGTACATCGACGATCTCCAATATAACGTCGACTATTGTAGGTATAAGTTCCGGCAAGCTTTCCGAGATTGAATCAGCCAACGATACAATGATTTCAAGGCCAGATTTCACGAGCTGCGGGAGTTGCTTTACGATACCAACAGCAAGTTCCTCGATGATGGCCGCGCCTTGTTCTACAATTTGCGGTAGGTTTTCAGTTATGGCCTGCACAAGACCTGTTATGATTTTTCCACCAACTTCTAAGACCTTCGGCAATCCGTCTGAAATTTTCTTGACCATATCGGATATGCCATCATTAACTTTTGAAACGCCGCTGTCCGTATCGCCGCCGAAAATATCCGTCAATCCGTTCATTACACCGGTGATTCCTGGCATGAACTCTGCAAAGATTCCACGCTTTAGTCCATCAAGCGATGTGTTCATATCCTGCAGGCTGTCCTGATATGCAGCTGCCGCTTTCACTGCCTCGTCAGACATAACGCCACCAAGCTCATGGACACGCTGACGCATGGCCTCCGTATCCTCTGCTGACGTGTTAAGCAACGCCCCAAGTTCCTTTGCAGCACCGCCCAAAAGTTGCTGAGCAAGAACTGTTCTCTCGCTACCTTCCTCCATGCCCTGCAGGCCACGGATTGTCGCAGCGAACAGCTCCTCTTGATTCATAGAGGCAACTTCTTCCTGCGACAGG